TTTCTACTCTAGCCATTATTGTAAAGAAGGCCACATCACGACCTCCAGAGAGGTTATTTACTGGCCTAGTCTGAGTATACTCGGTTACAAACGTAGATGAACTGTCATCCCAACGCACTAGTTTTAAGGTTAGGTCGTCATTTGCTCTGCCTTTCAGGGTCTTATCTGCGACTACTGTGTACTCTCTTGGGTTATTCCCAAGTTGCCTAAGTTGTCCGTTTACAGGACTATCAAAATGTTGCAGCTCTGAGGCAGTTCTTGTTCCAGCCAAAGGCACAAATTCATCCTCAACAGCTATGATCGTGTCAACCTCAGCACTTATAACACACCTTCCACCCGTAAAAGTATTCCTCACTCCTTGGTTATTAGTCCAAGAGGCTGCTAGATCAGATGGTAGCATGTTGGGGAATATGTTACTATCATCTGCGTTAGTGTTAAACCCTCGTGTGATTATAGCTCCCTGCACTTGGAAAGTACTTGGGTTTGGAAAATGTGAAGTACTAAAATCTGCCAAAGCTGCCAAAGGAGGTAGGTCTACATTTATGTCTGTTAGGAACCTACTGTCCATACTGAAGCCTGCTCCAGCTTTAAATAGAGGCTCTGTCATACTTGCGTCAAGGCTTCTCACTATTGTAGTGGTCAACCTAAAGCCACCCACCCAATTACCTGCTAAGGTCAGGGAAGGTGTGCCACCAAACCTGCCAGTACCAGTTTCTAAGCCTTGCCTGTAATCAGTAATAACTCCTAGACTTGTGCAGTCAATGTAGTTTATCCTAGACACTTCAATGGCATGGAAGCCTGTTGAGTCTGTTATATCATACACCCTAGAGTTTGCACCGGATACAGTGACTGCATAGTCCAATCCCAACACATCCCCGCTTCCACCTACAGGTGAAGTAAACATTGTGTAGTTAGGTTCATCTGAAACAAGGAAGGACAACTCAAAGTCAAGCCCAGCTAAGTGTAAGCCATCAGCAGGTACTTCAAGAGACCTTGCACCCATCTGCACTCTACCATCTATAAAGTACTGCACAGTGCTAAGAAGTGTTGTTGGAAAATCTTCTACTCTACTGATAACTACCCGTTTTGTTGGCCCAACTGTTAGGTCTATCTCAACTACGGATATGGTAGTATCTCTTACTAGAGACCTAGCCCATATAAAGTCTGAAGGTAGGGTGTCTTGGAAAGTCTTTAAGTTTCCATCCCTTATTACATGGATACTGGTTCCAACCGGACTTGTTGCAGAGTAAGCCACTTGGATGTTTACTAAGCCATGCTTTTGTATCTGTGCTCCATACCCAATCACAGTGGTTACTTTTGTCCAACTACTTCCTAACAGCATTCACAGCTCCTTATTTGGAAGTCCACCCACTTGGCTTTTCAAGGTGAAGTCCAGGCAGAGTAGAAATACTAAGTGTTGACCCCTTCAGGTCTAGCAACTTAACTTCAGCTACTATCTCACCTTCAGGAGTCTTTATTTGGATCAGGTTATTATCCTCTGATCTTCCGTCTAATCTTGTTTTTATACTCATAGTTTCTCTAACTCCAAGCTTCATAGCTCATTTGTTGTTGTGCAAAGGCTACAGCGACTGCATCACTAACATTGTCAGCGAAGTCATCGTGTCCTGTTGCTGAACCTAGCTCTGATTGACCTAACAACTCCCTCAACATGTAAGGGTAGTGTTCACTAAGTCTAGGTAGCACTATTCTCCCCTCTTTGAAGTAGGGTATAGTGTTTAAGAACCTAGAAAACTTATCGTTGTTGGCTGTACCATCCCTGGGTACCGGTTTTACATTTACAGTACCATCTTTTAAGAACTGTTGGTTCAGGAATAAACCAGAAGACTTATCTTCTATATAGAACCCTCTAGGTTTCCAAGTAGGTTTGTTTGGATTAAACACGTTGTGCTTCTTCCAAAAGTTCCTCATTGCTGGTATTAGGTCAGGTACTAACCATTTATCTATGATAACATCCATCAACACCAACTTGCTACATGTAGTGACTCCCCATAGGCAAGCTACGGTATAGTCAGAGTAGTCTTTTGTTGTTGATGCAGTATCACTAGTAAGGAAGGTATACCGTATGCGGAACTCATCAAGGTCGGTGTACGTCCTCATGTAGTCCACAGACATAGCTGCCTTGCCTTTACCTATAGGTTTACCCATGTACTGAGAGTAGAAGGTGTATGCATCTTTCTCACATAAGCCTAACAGAGTATCAACAGTCTTGCGAATACTCCAGAAGCTGGATATAAATTGCAGCTTACCTTCAAACATTTTCTCTTCATACACTCGGTGTTCTGACTCAGGCAAAGAGTAAAGCATTGGCTCAACGTGTGTGTAGCCAAACTCTTCTATTTGCTTATCATACCATTCCTGACTACCTGTATCCTTCGTAATTATCCCTGGTATGTTCAACCACTTGTAGGTATCACTTGAGCCACCTTTCATCAGGTAGCCACACAGGTCATCGGAATGCAGTCTTTGCATAATAATAGCTAACGGAGTAGTCTCAGTAGCTAACCTAGATAATAAAGTGTTGCTGAACCGATTGTTTATTTTGTCACGCTCTGTTGGGGAGTTGGCATCATCAGGTTTAATAACATCATCAATTGCCATTAGCCCAGCAAAACCTTCTACCAGTGCTCCACAACCCTTACCAGTCATTTTACCGGTAGTTGGAATTGCGTGAAGCACTCCAGCACTCATAGTACCTAGCCGCTCTACAGATTTCTTGTTGTTGTCTATCACAACATCTGGAAAGACTCTGCGGAAGTCATCATCGCTCATTATTGTTCTGATATAGCCTGAGCATTCCGCTAGTACATCTGAGTTAAACCCTGTGAGTATAGTTTGCCCACTAGGGTTTCTAACCCACGCAAATAGAGGCAAGAAGATACTTATTAGAAGTGTCTTGCCAGCGCGTGGTGGAATGTTGATTATCATGCGTGTTGTTTCTTGGTCGATCAACTGTTGGATCGCATCAAATAAAATAACATAGTAATCAACATGAAGTAGTTTTTGACCTGTCATGATCTTAAAGCAGAATTTAGAAAAAGCCTCAAAATCATTGGTTAGGTATTCTCGAAGAGCGTCAACTTCATGATCGCTCATCTTGCTAATATTGCTCACGAGTTTAAGAAGGACTCCAATAACTCCTTGGCATCCTCCTTGCTCGCTAATATTACTGTAGACTTAGCAGACATTGGTTGGCCTTTACCCTCTGCTATAAGCCTAGAAATTTCTTTTGATAACTCAATAACTGTTTTGATATCAGCAGGCATGTCTATCTCTTCTTCATTGCCTAACTCGTTGGTCACCATCATCTTGCCACCCATAGCTTGTTGCTGTAGGCTAGACATGTTTAGAATTCTTTCAGCTATATGTAGACCACTTTCTTGCATTTCTTCTGCAAGCAACTCATGATACCGCTGTCGTATTTCTGGGTTGTTCTTTACAATAGCTCTTAAGCTCATTGCATTGTAAGCCACTTGATCAAACCTAGATGCTTTTGCAAGATCACCACGAGTTTGTACCATAGCCTGAGCTATTAACTCATGTTCATTTGAAATTACTATTTCGTTAATCATAGATTCTCCTAAGTGCTAATTAGACCTCCCCAAACCCCTCCCTCTAATCAAGTCGAGGTGGTAGCGGGTTTTTGGGAAAGTCTTACCATTAGCGGGTATTCTGGATACATTTACAAAAAGAACCTTTCTAAGCCTTTAATTGACTCGGGTTCCCAGTCTCCAAGTATAGGTGGTGAATCTAATTCCACACCATACATTTCTTCCCAGTACTCTTTTAATTCCTGTAGATACTCTCTGCTGTACAGCTCTATGAAAGTCTCAATGATAATATCGTACAATGCCTTGCGGTGGTTAACGTGTGTCGCAAAAGAATCGTGAATGAATACCATCGGTAGGCCCAAATCTTTAAGCCTCCTAGCGACCATTCTGAGGTGTGTAGCGTCAAGACTATGAATTACATTTGGGGCTATCGCTGACCTATGCTTTCCAGTATTTGGGGTTTCTTTTGAGAAATCCATAATATCTAGTTGGAATCTGTCACCATTTGATAGCTTGCAGTCCAGATCCTTGCGCTCGCCCTTAACTTTACGTTGTAGGCAAGTGAAGCCATCAGGAGTAGGCCAACGTATTTCTACATTTCCATCCTTAGATATCTTTGTAGCTGCCTCGCTAACCCACGTCACAGCACTTTGTAGCGGCCCGAGAGTGTCTTGCAGCTGATTGTATAGCTGAGCACCAAAACGGCTTGTCACGCCTCGTTCTAGCCCCTCTCCCACTGTCTCATATGCGCCTACGTCATCATTCCACTTGGATTTAGCTCCAAACAGCTTAGACATGTGCTCCATAGAGGTCATCATGGTTGCATTGTATCCCCAGGTCATTACAGGTATCTTAGCTGCTTTCCTGGTAGCTAGGTATTTCCACTCAACAGGAAGAGTATCTTTCCAGTCACTTGCTACTTTCTCATAGATGTCAAGGTTTGCTTCCTCAACATGCATCCCCAAGTGCTTAGTGATCGCATTGCTACGTACCACAGCAGACCAATGTTGGAGACCAGAACAACGGCCATCCAAGGGTATAAAGGCAGGAAGGGGAGTGCTGTCATCAAGATAATATCTACGTATAAGGTCAGCACAACCCAAATAGCAGTACGGTTTATCAGCTTTCGCCCAAACATCTTTCGTTCCTTCTGGATCTTCAGCATGGCTTATCATTTCATTTACAGTCCACTCAATCTCTGAGTATCCATGTGCAGTCTCGATAAGAGTAACAAATCCATCTCTAGTTAATGGTTCAGCATAGGTAGGTACTACCATTGCTTTCTCTTGGTCGGCACCTTGTGGACTGAAGCCACATGTGGTGTCGGTGTACATTCTTGATCTGCTATCTAGGAAGTATGGAAATCTAAACTTCTTGCCCAGAAACTTCTTAGCAGATAACAAAGCTCTCTTGTACATGTATGCGGAGGAGGTCTTGTCAAACTCTGGAGGGAACTTAGCTAGTATATCAAGTATGAAGGAGTTAGTTTCAAACTCTTCACTAGCCATATCAGATGTTATGTGTGCGACACTACGGTTCTTAGCGTCACTAATGCCTCCTCTTATTGGAGCCCTTGGTATTTCCTCGCCCTCAAGTTTAGGGAAGGACACTGCGGAGTCTGGTGCTCGCTCACAATCTAGGTCAAGGTCTAGAAACTTCTGTGTAGGCAAGACTATTCTCTCATCCATACCTCTTTCAAACTTAACATAGCCAGAAAGTTCCATCTCTCCCATGAAGCGAAGTGCTACATTGAAAGGGTCTGAAGCATCCAACATCTTTTTGGCCATTCTAGGTACTACTGAGTGCAGTGGTAAGTCAAAATGCAGAGGTAGAGAGTATAGGCAATGCATGTAAGCTCTTTCCCATCTACCTACCTTATACTTGTCCCAATGTCTTTGGTTTACATCTTCGGGTCTTGTGAACCCTTTTGCACGTTTAGGTATAGGCAGCACAATGCCGCCATCAAGTTTGATCATACTGCCTCCCAGGTTGTTGAGCTACACGTCAGGTGTATGTTTGTCGAATCGTTGCTCGCCCACTTTAGCTAAACGTAGCTTGCCTTTGCTGCTTTCTTCGAGTGCATAAACCTGGAAAATCTTACCAACTGGAGAGTCTTTGTGCTCATAATGTTCCATGCCAACACCCTTTGCATAGTTCACTACGTTGAACATCTCTTCAGCCATGTCATGAGTCCAACCCTTGCCAAGCATGCACTTGATAGTCTCTCCACCCTTCCAATCAAACACTAGGTTGGCCACTTTTCCAGCATATTTGCCAGTACCTTCCTCGTAACCTATGCATCTCAAGTCATAGTCAACGCCACGGACTTTCTTCATAACTCGGTAGCCCTTGTGACCAGCCTCCCAATCTGCATACAAATCTCGGATGACTAAACCTTCCTCGCCAGATTGTATAAGTAAGGTGAGTCGAATGTCGATAGCTGCTTCATCTTCAGCAATTAAGCAATGTAGGACATCAATATCAGGGTGACGACCGCCAAAAGGTGCTACCGCTTTTGTGACTTGTCGTGCTAAGAACATGTAACGCTCTTCAAAAGTCTGTGAGCTCTTGCCTGCTTTAAATGAGTCTAAGTCTATAATGTCAAAGAAACTCATTCGTAACAAGTGTGGCAGAGTATTGAAATCCTCCCCTAAAGGCTTGGTACGATTGGGGTTAACCACGCCAGAAAGTTGCTCTAGTGAAGCTATGCTTTTGGGAACCCACATTTCACCCATGTAAACGCCATCACAAAGGTTTAGCATTTCAATCTTTTCAGCTATCTCCTCGGTATTAGTAAACAGGTTACCAGTACGCGAGAAGATGGCCACAGTTCCAGATGAGATAACTGTTAAGGCGCAAACCCCATCACGTTTGATTTGGGTAGCAAAACGCTTACCAGTTTTGTTCTTCTCAGTAACATCATCGTAGTGTTTTACTAGTTGAGTTACTTTGTTTGACTTGCGATGGTTCTCAGGCAAGTCAAGGTGTTGAAATATATTCATAAGATTCTCCTAATGAATTGTCCCATCTTTTGGGGTTGTTTTATCATTGACCATTAGATCCATGATGGTTGCAGACATGGTAAACACTCTCTGAGCGTTTATTAGTGTCTCTAGCTTATCTTCAAAACTTAGCTCCGACTCTTCTAAGTCAGATACAAAGTCTGTTACAGCCTCGCTTGCTGCTTTTAGCACTTCCTTCTCTGTGTATAACATCACTTTTCTCCATATTGCGCTAGTAGCCTTTCAAGAGATACAAACTCCACATCATGGTCAGGTTTATCATAGCGGTTGGTATAAGATTTCAAATGCACAAAGCCACGTATCTCAGTATTACAAGCTCCACGATAGCCTTCATCATGCATGTAGAATGATCCAGCACATACACCAAAGTGAGCCTCACCCTGCAAGTTTTGTCTGCGGCCATACTGGTACTGTTGTTGGTGGCCATGAACAAAACTGTGAGGAAACTTGTTCAGTTTGTTCTCAATACTTCCACCTACAGCTCTACCAGACATAGCATTAGGCATAAAATGCATAAAGCAAATATCTTGCACCCACAGAGGGTCTAAGAACTGATTCACAGACCAACCTTGCTTTTCGATAAAACTGTCTAAGTCAAAGCAACCCTGCAATACTGGCTGGCTTTCTATAAACCGGTTCAGTCGATTCTCATGGTTGCCCATTACAAAGTGCTTGTTAGGTTTATAATGAGGTCGTCGACCCGAAGCATTTAGCTTGTCAGTCTCTGCCATGATAAGTTTAAAAGCATTAAAGCCTCCCTCAAGATCATCATGAAGCCTTTGGTTTTCTTTCTCCAAGCCAGAAGCATATGAGCTTAAGCTTGGAAAATCCCAGTGGTCACCTATATGCACGATAGTAGATGGCTTGTGCTTCCAGATGTATCTGGATAAAGCTTCCAAGTGCTGGGTGGGGGATGAGTTATCTACCTGTGTGTCGGCGATAACTAGTATATCTCTATTCATTTCTTGCTCCGTTTGACAGGCTTTTGCTTGCCAGTTTTAAGGTCGAAAGTTGGATGTATTACTCCACTAGGGTTGCCCTCGTGGTACTCAAGATAGTTTGCTAGGTTCCTTAGCCAAGTTATTGGGTCTCGGTATGCTAGGTTTACCTTGGTAGTCCTAAACAACATAGCTGCTAAAACTTTACCTTCACCTACGTTACATGATCTGCAAAGTACCGAACGACAATGACCATTCTTGTGTGAGTGGTCAAGTGCTGAGGCATTTCCAAAAGCTAGTGGGCCATGACATATAGGACACTTAAACTTCTGCATGGCTGCTTTCTGTTTACGGTACGTACTTATGTCATCTGAAGTTCTGAGTAGTCTCTTAATCAAAGCCACTTACAAACTCCCCAGTAACAATGTTCATGTACTCGTCACGGTTGTCATATGTCCATCGTTTGATTACTTCATCCTTGTGCTCTCTGACCATGAATAGTAGGTTGGCTTGAGTTTCTAGCTTCTCTTGCCAAGCATCCTTAAACCTGAGAGCGTACTGGTGAATGACAACTTTAAGTGCTGCTTCCACATTGCCAGACTTTACCAGCATATCATAAGCCGCTCCTGGGCCTACTCCTTCCCTGGCAACATAATCTTGGCCTTTCTTTGCACCAGACTTGTACTTCTTAGGTACTCTAACCCCACACCCAACTATCCAGTCAGTGGTGTCACCTGTAAGCATTTGGAAGTATAGGCCAATGTCTCCAGTAAAGTGGAATTTAGTTTTCTTGACCTTGCCATCAGGCTTCAAGATAACCTCCTTCTTCAGAGAACCATTCTTTGTTATGGTTACTACCTTCCGAGTTTCCTCATCCAAGTGTTCACCAGGAACTTGCCTTAAGTCTTTGTCAAGACTCCAAATAACTGTGTTGTCTGTTTGGTGTGTGCCAAGTAGGTCATCAGCTTCCATCCATTTGACATAGTGAGTGTTTAGGTTTTTCACTCCCCACTGTTTTGCCCAAGCTAAATTGACTGGACGCTCCACAGTATCACGGTTAAACTTGTAATCATCTACTAAGTGATCACGGAAGTTGTAGTTAGTTGTTACAAACATTATGTAGGAGTTACAACCAGCAGCTTCCATCAAGTCTTCTATTTTCTTGTTTACATACTTAGCAATCATTCGACGAGATTGGTCATCATCCTCATTAAAAATACAACAAGGTTGGTAGATGACTATATCTCCATCTATTAACAAGGTCTTATCAACTACTTCATAGTCAATTAACCCTAAATCTTCTAAAGACATAAGCCTCTCCAAGTTAAAGCCAAAAAAGCCCAGACTAGTATTTAGTCTGGGCAACCAATTAAAACATTGGGCCTTCTGGCATGGGTTCATCTGCTTGTGCAGTTGAATCTTGATCAGCTTCTTGTTCAGCGTCAACTTCAGCTGCTAGTTGGTCAAGGTTAGACTCGTCCAACTCTTCAATACCAAGAGAGTCTAAGTCTTCTTCACCACCACTACCTACGTATTCCACTAGCTCGGTTACGCACACAGTTTGTGGGTAAAGGTACAAGCCATTCTTGCCTTCAACTGGACGGAACTGGAAGTGACCTTTAGTG